GGAAGCTCCAACGGACGGCCCCAAGAAGGTCGTCGAGGACGCGACAGGCTCTGACTTCTACGGAGACAAGTGGTAATGACGATCCGTTATAAGGCTGGAGACCCTCGCGGAGTCCCTTCTGGTTACGAGGGGAACGCGCCTCCTGACGAGGTGCGCGTGCCGTCCTGCGGCATCGAGGATCTCGACAAGGCGTTCTTCAAGACGTTGCGTGACGGCGTCGCCTTCCAGGTCTCCAACGATCCTGGTAAGCAGCAGAGAGTGCCCATCGTCTTCGCTGTCGGCGAGAAGTGGAGCATGATCAAGAGCGGTCGGGCGATCCGCGACAAGGACGGCACCCTCATCCTTCCGCTCGTCACCGTTCGACGCTCTGGCATCGAGCAGAGCAACACGGACGTGAACGGCCGTGGCATGAACCAGCACGTGGGGCAGATGACGGTCCGCACACAGCTCGACCCTCGAGACCGCGCGTACCAGAACATCCTCAACAAGCTCGGCCTCGTCAACTCCGAGGACGTCGCCGGCGACCGCGACTTCGACGAGACGGGGTCGTTGCTGACCGACCGAGCGCAGATTCAAGCGAACGCACTCGACAACGACGTTCGCGCCGGCGGCTTGCTCGCCCCGAAGCTGGGCGTCAACGCTTGGCAGATCATCACTCTGCCGACACCTCAGTTCTACACAGCGACGTACGAGATCACGATCTGGGCGCAGTACGTCCACCACATGAACCAGATGCTCGAGAAGCTCATGTCCTCTTACCTCCCGACGGGCAACCGGACGATGAGGCTGGACACCGACAAGGGGTACTGGTTCGTTGCCTACTTCGACGAGGGCATCTCGTCCGAGGACAACGCTGACAGCTCGAGCGGAGAGGAGCTGATCCGCAAGTACAAGCTCACCGTGAAGGTCCCCGCGTACATCGTCGAGTCCGGCGCCCCAGGCATGCCGTCAGGCTTGCGCAAGTTCGTCTCGGCTCCTCAGATCGCGTTCGCGACCGGCGGCGAGGGCGTTGACACGTTCCTCGACGAGGGGATCCCTGCCGACAACGACCCGTACGCCGCGGCGGACGACCCGGATCGTCAGTACCTGCTCACGGACCCGAGCCAGCACCCGCAAACGCGCGTCGCTCGCACGACGGAGCGTGCCCAGGTTGACATGGTTGTCAACCCGTTCACCGGCAAGCGAGAGCCAGAGTACGCCAAGGTCATCCAGCGAAATTCGACGACGGGAGAATCCGTGGTCGTGCCGGACGACGGAATCGGCCTACGTATCGTCTCCCCCAAGTGATTCGTCTCGACCTCGAGACGACTTCCTGCCTGGGATCGCGTAGTTACGTACGTCGTCGCATCGTACGCGCAGGAGACATTAAAGCATGGCTGAGCAGACCTTTCGTTCTCCCGGATTCTTCGACACCGAGTCTGATCTCTCGGTGAGGCAGGAGTTGGGCCCTGCGGGCGTCCCAGCGGGGCTCGTTGGAGCGTCCACTCGGGGCCCGGCATTCGTCCCCGTGACGGTTCGCGACTTCGCGACCTTCAAGCAGACTTTCGGAGACCTGGACATCAAGTACCCGGCGCCCTACGCCGCAAACGAGTTCCTTAAGCACAGGACCGCGCTGACCTTCCTTCGCGTCCTCGGCGCGGGCTCGCTTGACAACTCGGGAGACATCCTTCGCTACCAGGCAACCGGCCAGGTCCGCAACGCGGGCTTCGTCGTCACCGGCTCCCTCGCCAACGGCGACAGCACCGGCCGCCACATGGGAGCCGTCCAGTTCCTCGTCGCGAGGCACACGCTGCGCGCCAACGAGGCGTACGGCATGCCGATGTTCACGAACAACTCGAGCTACGCTGGCTCGGTCGCGAACCTCGTCCGCGGCGTGGTCCTCCTCGCCAGCGGCGCGCGCATGTTGGTTCTCAACGGCGACGAGAGCGCGGTCGGCGCTTTCAGCCTCACCGGCCCCGACGACGTCGCGACGGTCGATTCCAGCAGCAAGTTCAAGCTCGTGCTCTCGTCCTCGAACGGCTCCTCGTTCGGAACGACCGACGGCAACCCGGGCGTCAAGATCTTCACCGCCTCGCTCAACCCCTCGAGCGCCGATTACTTCGCCAAGCTCCTGAACACGGATCCGGAGAAGTTCGCGTCTGAGCAGCACCTCGTGTACGCCGACTTCGCGGTTGACGACGAGCTCGCCACCGCCGCGACCGTCGCTGTCGTGTCCGGTTCGGCCAACACGTCGGCCAACTCGGGCGACACCTCGATGAAGTTCCGCGACATGTTCGGCCACTTCGACACGAAGTACCAGGCTCCCAAGACGCCATCCTTCATCTCGCAGCCCTTCGGCGCGACCGAGTACGACCTCTTCCACATCGAAGCCCTCGACGACGGCGAATACGCGAACGAGCTCTACAAGATCTCGATTGCTGACCTCAAGGCCTCGACCGACCCGGCGGACCCGTACGGCACCTTCAGCGTGCTCGTGCGCTCGTTCGACGACACGGACTCGACCCCGAACATCCTCGAGCAGTATTCGCAGTGCAACCTGAACCCGGACTCGGAGAACTACGTCGCGAAGAAGATCGGCGACCGCAAGGTGGCGTTCAACTTCGAGAGCGAAAACGTCAACGAGCGTCGCCTCATCGCGCAGGGCAGGTACGCGAACCGCTCGGCCTTCGTCCGCGTGGTCGTCAACGAGCAGGTCGAGCGCAAGCTCACGCCTGCGAAGTCGCTGCCCTTCGGGTTCCGCGGCGTTGAAGTCCTCAAGACGAACGACGCGACGACCGACTCTGCGCAGGCAGCCGGCCTCGTCCGCCTCGCTGGCAGCCTCGGCGCCACGAGCGCTGGCTCGGCGCTGTCTGGCTCGATCCTCCCGCCGATCCCCTTCCGCTTCAAGGTGACGAAGGGCGAGGTCGCGACCAGCGGCTACGTCGGCGCGCCTGGCCCCACCGAGCTCGCCAGCCCGAGCATGTACTGGGGCGTCAAGTTCGAGCGTAACACGACCGCCCTCAACCCGAACATCGTCTCTGAGAAGAACAAGCTCGTCGAGAGCCTGACGAAGTTCATGGGCATCAAGAAGCTCGACGCTGTCCTCACGGGCACGAACGCCGACGCGACCAACAACAACAAGTTCACGCTCGCGCGCGTCGCCTTCTCGAACACGTCGATCAGCGACCTCACGGCGTCCATCGATGCGCACATGAAGGAAGCAGCGTACCTGCGCAACGCGACGGTGAACCCGACGACCTACGCGGTCAACGACGGCACCATCTCGAACCGCCTCACGCTCGCCGCCCTCGTGGCCGCGACGTCGAGCGTCCAGTTCAACCGCTTCTCCCCGTACGCCAAGTTCACGACCTTCCTCCACGGCGGGTTCGACGGCGTCAACATCCTCGACAAGTCGGCCAGCCGCATGAGCGACAAGGCTGTCTCGTTCGACGCGGGTGGCGGAGCGGAAGCCTCGTACGTCTCGCCCGGCCTCGCCCAGAACCAAGGCGGCACGGCGACATCCAACAACGCGGTGGTCGCGTACAAGACGGCCATCGACATCATGACCAACCCGTTCTACGTCAACACGAACATCCTCGCGGTGCCCGGCATCCGTGAGTCGTACGTGACGAACTATGCGGCCCAGAAGACCCGCGAGTACGGTATGGCCGTGTACCTGATGGACATCGCCGCGTACGACGACACCAACACGCGCCTCTACGACGACTCGACGGGCCGCCCGGACGTGACCAACACGGCCAAGGGCTTCGACGGCCGCGCGGTTGACAACAACTACGCCGCTGCCTACTTCCCCGACGTGTTCGTGGACGACACGGTCAACAAGCGCCGCGTCAAGGTCCCGGCCTCGACGGCCGCCCTCGCCGCGCTCGCCTACAACGACCGCGTGTCGTACCCGTGGTTCGCGCCGGCCGGCTTCAACCGTGCCGCGCTCGACTTCGTGAAGAACACCGCGACCCGCCTCAACTCGGCGGACAAGGACGCTCTCTACGACGTCCGCATCAACCCGATCGCGAGCTTCCCCAAGCAGGGCTTCGTGATCTTCGGGCAGAAGACGCTCCAGGCGTCGAAGAGCTCGCTCGACCGTGTGAACGTCCGCCGCCTCCTCCTCGAGGTCAAGCGCGTCGTCACCGACATCGCGCTCAAGCTCGTCTTCGACAACAACGTCCCGGCAGTGCGCGAGCAGTTCGTGCGCGACGCCGCGGCTCGCCTCGGCATCATCCAGACGCAGGCGGGCCTCGAGTCCTTCAGCGTCGTGATGGACGAGACGAACAACACCGAGCGTGACCGCGAAGAGAACCGTCTCAACGGTCGTATCGTGATCGTGCCGACCCGCACGATCGAGTTCATCAAGGTTGACTTCGTGATCACCAACTCCGGCGTCGAGTTCGTGTGATCGACAACGAGGGGAGCCGCTTAGTTACCAGCACGCACGGAGCATCTAGGAGAGCACATGGCAAGCAACGTTAAACTGGGAAGCGCAGGCGTCACGAGCCGCGAGATCGACCTCAGCGGTCCGCTCGAGGCAGAGCCTATCGGCGTACCCGCCGGCGTCGTGGGCACGGCGCTGAAGGGTCCGGCCTTCGTCCCGGTGACCGTTGGGCTGACCAGCGACTTCTACGCGAAGTTCGGCAAGACCGACGGCGCAAAGTTCGGCCCGCTCGCGGTGACCGAGTGGCTGAAGAACGCGCAGGCGGTCACCTACCTCCGCGTCCTCGGCGTCGGCAAGGGCTTGAAGCGCGAGACCGGCACGAACGCCGGCCGCGTTGACGGCGCAGGCTTCGTGGTCGGCGAGCAGCAGCCGCACGAGGACAGCGGCATCCTCAGCTCCAACACGTACGCCAACTCGAACGGCGTGCTCGGTCGAGCGTACATGCTCGGCTGCTTCATGAGCGAGTCGAACGGCTCCTCGATCTTCAGCTCCGCGAGCCTTCAGGGTGTTGGCTCGGTCACGCCGGGCGTCGCGACCGCGATCCCGATCCTCCGCGGCGTTTTGATGGCTCCCTCGGGTGTCATCATGAAGCTCTCCTCGAGCTTCACAGCCTCGGCTGCTCCGGCAGCGGCAACCGTCGCCGGGTCGGACGCGATGCAGGGCTCCTTGGTCGGAACGGTCACGCTGAGCTCCGGCAAGCAGGAGTTCGTCGTGCTGCTCAACGGCCACAAGGGCACGGACGCTTCGTTCCCGAACGTCTACACGGCGTCCTTCGACCCGACCGCGCCGAACTACTTCCCCAACGTCCTCAACCGCGACCCGTACAAGCTCCAGGAAGCTGGACACTACCTGTACGCGTTCTGGGACGTCCACCCCTCGCTCGCCGTCGTCACCGGCACCGGCCTGACGCACGCGAGCTACTCGGCTGGCCCGACCGGCGGGCTCGAGGCGGCTGCGTTCCTCACGACCGGCTCGCTCGCGCGCGACGTCGGCAGCTCCACGGTCCCGAACTTCGAGAACTGGGAAGACCGCTTCGCGCACGCGAAGTCGCCCTGGATCTACTCGCAGAAGTTCGGCGGCGCGCCGAAGAAGCTCTTCCGCTTCCACATGCTGGACGCGGGCGCGGGCACGGCTGACAACGTCAAGATCTCCATCGAGAACATCGCTCCGTCGAGCGACAGCAAGGACCCGTACGGCACGTTTGACGTCGTCGTGCGCGACTGGGCTGACACCGACGCGAACCCGCGCACGCTCGAGCAGTACCGCGGCCTGTCGCTCAACCCGAGCGCGGACCGCTACGTCGCCAAGGCCATCGGCGACATGAACGTCTACTACGACTTCGACAAGACGCTCCAGTCGCAGAAGCTCGTCGTTGACGGGAACTACCCGAACAAGTCCAACTACGTCCGCGTCGAGCTCGACGATCTCGTCATCAACGGCGAGGTCGATGAGACCGCGCTGCCGATCGGCTTCCGCGGCCCGGCCCACCTCGTGACCTCCGGCTCGGCGCCGCTCGCGGCCCCCGCCACAGTCACGGAGCTCGCGACCCAGGGCGCCATCAAGCGCACGGTCCAGCCCCCGGTCCCGTACCGCCTCAGCC